TATCACCCCCGAGTGCCCACGTCGATTTCGAAAACGATTGATTCATAGAAACTGGTGCGAGAGTATTAATAAAAGCACCATCTTGTGTGTCGATGACTTGACCACCAATCAAAAGTTCAACCTTGGAAACTTCCGCGGTCCAATCCGTAAGATCACCTTTTCTATTGGCGAGATAGACGTAGCCGAGCATATCACCTTTACGCTCGAATCTAATAGTGGACATACCACCACTTACGGGGTTGCCCTGGATAGTTTGTCTTTCGACAGTTTGGGCAAAGTTTGTGTGACGTTTATAGTTAGATCTAAAAAAGGAAACTTCGGGTTGACCGACGAGGTGCGCATCTTGGGCACCGATTGCAACGAGTTGGGCTATACCTCCAGACATATTTTATATTATAGTAAGGTTTTATTTTTAAATATCATCCGTGAAATTTGTATAATGTTTTTTAAGTTCAGTGTATAAATGTGATATAATACTCGTGTTTGATGATTCTAAATCAGTAACATCTGCGATGATGAGATGATCTTTTATCGAAGTTTTCCCCTGTGTTTTTGCAACTTTATTGATATGGCAATCGAAATAAGATGTTAATGTACATGTGTTTGAGTTCGAGTCTGAAGGGTAGGTATCCACATGAATACTGACTTTTCCAACACTATTTTTTCGTAACCCAATGTAATATTCGGATAAGACTACACCGTTATTTAAACTTTCAGGTTCTGTAATTATTATACCCATTATTATATACTTTATAAATTATAATTATTTAAACTTTTAGACGATTTGACTTAATTTATTTTCAAGTGCTTTTATTTTAGAGTTAAGTTCTTTTATAGCTTCTACAAATATACCTGCAATGTTCCCATACGCTATACCATACCCTGATTTTTCTGAACCAGATACAGCTTCTGGTAACACTTCGAGTAATTCCTGAGCAACTAAACCTGTGTATGCTATACCATCTTTTTCATACGTGTACCCATTTATTTTTTCTATTTTAGAAACTGGGTCTTCTATAGTTTTAAGATTTTTCTTATCTCTCGCATCGGAATATGCAGTAACATTTCCAGATGCGTATATATCACCCACAACATGGAATTTATGAGATGGACTCGTTGTCCCTATACCCACGTTCCCCGTATCATGTTTTATTACCATTTTAGAGTCTGTTAGATCTGCATTTGCCGAATTGCTAGTTGAATTTTCCAAACAAAAGTGTAAATCGGACTTACTATAACTACCAGCACCATCGGCTATTATAGCTGCTTTAAAACCAGAACTTGAGGTTGTCTCATGTGGTGTACCTAGAAGTAGTCTCGCGTTATTGTGTTCGCTTTGGTTTGTTACGACTAAATCTGCGTAACTACTATCGCTTGAAGTTGAACCACCAACGACGGTCATTCTATGTCCCGTACCTATATCAGTATCACTGCCTACTGTTACTTCACCACTTGAATCAACATGTAATCTTACTGTACCAGATGTTTGTAATTCCCATGTATCGGTACCTGGAAACCCAAACTTTGTATTTGTATCACCTGTGTGTGTAATATAATCAGCAATGTCGCCACTAAAACCACCGCTTGTTGACCAATACATTGCACCCCCACCACTCGATGTAAGTACTTGTCCACTCGAACCCGAAGAACCATTTGCACGTAAACCACCTGTTATGTTCGCATTACCCACAACGTGTAATGGGTAAGTTGGATTCTCTGTCCCTATACCAACATTACCAGATTCTAGCGTAAGGTTATGAGTAACACCGGATGTAAGTGAGTTATTTGATGTACCATTACACACGTAAAAATCAATCGAGTTATCGGAAGAACTAGCATTGTGTCTCGTTCGTATGAAATGCCTATACTGATCGTTTCCGTTCCAACCAAACGTTAATTGTGGGCAATTATTCGTCGCAGTATTAGTATCACCGTTTCGAATCAGTATACCACCATTTGTGGCACTGACTGATCCATCCACATCCAAATACCTTGATGGTGATGATGTTCCTATACCAACCTTACCTGAGCTTCTATAAACATCTGACCCCGACGTTGTCCAAGCACTCGAACCACCACTACTTACCGTTGTCCATGACATCGCACCCCCACCACTCGATGTAAGTACTTGTCCACTCGAACCCGAAGAACCATTTGCACGTAAACCACCTGTTATGTTCGCATGACCTATAACGTGTAATGGGTAACTTGGACTTGTTGTTCCTATACCGAAATAACCACTCGTCGTCAAAGTCATTTTTGTACTACCCGACAATGAATTCCACTGTGAGGACCATTTCAGTTTATTACTATCACTGTTATCCATACCAAATGACCAACCGGCTTCATTTTCAACATCAAATGCCAAATAAGCATCTCCGGCGCTACTACCACCTACTCGGAGTGTGGCTATAGCATCCTGTCCCGAGCTATTAGAACTATTGTACACAATGAGACCATTATCCCCTGGGTTACTACCACCAGATGCTCTTACATCTAAAGGTGCTCCTGGACTCGATGTCCCTATACCAACATTACCCGAGCTTCTATAAACATTTGACCCCGACGTTGACCAAGCACTCGAACCACCAAACGTTTGTGCGGTTCCGTTAATTCTTAAACTACCCGTTAAGTTAATATCACCGGAAACATCGAGTTCATAAGATGGACTTGTTGTTCCTATACCGACATCACCCCCACTCGTGATTCGCATTCTTTCTGAGTACAGATCATTCCCATCCTGACTCCCACCGACCCCAAATCTTATAGAATTGTTATCACTAATCCACGTACCATCATCATAATTGAACTGAATTTGTTTAGAATTATTGTAACCTATCAATCTGTAATTACTACCGGATGACCAGGTACCGGTCATTAATATATGACCATTTTGTACTTGTAATTTCTGACCTGGACTCGATGTCCCTATACCAACATTACCCGAGCTTCTATAAACATTTGACCCCGACGTTGACCAAACACTCCCACCAAACGTTTGTGCGGTTCCGTTAATTCTTAAACTACCCGTTAAGTTTATATCACCCGAAACGTCTAATTTGTAACTTGGACTCGTTGTTCCTATACCCAACTTTCCATCATTCATCAAAGTCATGCGTGTATTACTTGATACGTCACTCGTGCTATACGCCCATTTCAGTTTTCCACTATCGGAACTATCCATACCATAAGACCAACCAGTAGGAGATAAGCCACTATACTGAAACGTCGTAAAAGGGTCTTGGGAACTGCTACTCGTTTCGATAGTTAATCTAGCGGGGTAAGACGTACTTGATTGTTTCACTAATAAACCATTAGACCCAGATGTACTATCTGCACACTCGATTTCTAAGGGGGCACCCGGTGATGTTGTCCCTATACCAACATTACCCGAGCTTCTATAAACATCTGACCCCGACGTTGTCCAAGCACTCGAACTTATTGTTGACCATGTCATTGCACCCCCACCACTCGATGTAAGTACTTGTCCATTTGAACCCGTAGAACCATTTGCACGTAAACCACCTGTTATGTTCGCATTACCCACAACGTGTAATGGGTAACTTGGACTTGTTGTTCCTATACCAACATTACCACTAGAATCGATTCTTAATCTTTCGCTTCCATCTGTATCAATAATAAACGTATTGTCTGATGGAAATCCAAACCTTGTATTTGTGTCATTATCATGTTCAATATAATCGGCGATTTTACCATTAAATTGTACACCCGAAAGTTGGGAACCATCACCAAAAAAGTAACTTGCTTCTACGTTACCGTATACATTCAATGTAAAATCTTCGTTTTCTTTTACAGTTATAACAGAGTTTTCTGCATGATTATCGGTAAAACCTATAGCAAACTCTGTTCTACTCTGATCGTACCCTATGTATACATTATCTGTATTAGTTGGGCGCGCGAGTAATAAACCTGAATCAACAGATGTCGTCGCATCTCCAAGTTGAATAATTGGATCTTTAACAACAAGATTTTCTGTATCTACGGCTGTTGTCGTACCACCTACGAGTAAATTACCTGTGATTTCTGTATCCCCGTCCACACGTAATTCGTAGTTACCGAGCGAGGGGGTGCCTGTGCCGACATAAATAGTCGAAGCACTTACAGTGTTTGCGCCCGCTATTGTTCCATACATTTTGTTTGTAGTAACCACATTATCAGCAACAACATTACTATTCGTTGTTAACGCGCTTATTGTCGAAGCATTTATAGTGTTTGAACCCTCGATTATTCCATACATTTTGTTCGTAGCAACCACATTATCAGCAACCACGTTACTGTTTGTTGTTATCGCACTTATTGTCGAAGCATTTATAGTGTTTGAACCCTCGATTATTCCATACATTTTGTTTGTAGCAACCACATTATCAGCAACCACGTTACTGTTTGTTGTTATCGCACTTATTGTCGAAGCATTTATGTTATTTTGAACAGTTAGATTACCTAAAACTTCAACTGTGACGAGATTTGCAGTATCATTTAAAACTCGATCGTCCACTATTGTATTTTGTGTATATCCTATTGTAAACATATTGTCATGTGCGCTACCAGATTGACCATGGTGTATAAGAGCGATATTTTTACCTACACTTTCCATTATAATTCCAGTATCAAGCGTATTTGTCGGATTATTATTAGCAATTCCGATTATACGGTCGGATACAGAAAATGAATTTGCTTCTATTATAAATTTATCACCCTGTACTACTAAACTACCAGTTACTGTCATATTACGAGTAATTGCATTTCCAGTAACATTTAATGCATAATATTCATCGGGGTCTATAGCAATATTATCTTTTATAACAATACCACCCTGATTTATTTTCATAGTGTAATCGTCACTTACATTCGAAAATACAACACGATCACCTATAGAAAGTGTATCTAATGGATTTGTATTAGAAATACCGACATTACCAGATGTAATTAAAGATGTATTATCATTTGTAAGATGTAATGTAGTCGAATGTGTATTTGTTAATAATTGGTCAATACCGACATTTGAATCTATTAGTTTTTTTGATGTATTATCATATGTTAAAATTTTACCTACGTCTTCTATTCTTGCTATAGGTGATATATATACATTATTACTATCAGTGTTTATATATTCATCAGATGCATTTATAACAACTGTATTAGTAGCCTGATTATCTAGTATATTATGCCCTATACTAACTGTTTTTGACCTTTCAATGGTAGGTAATTTTTTAACCATTTAATATATATCATGATTTTAATTTTGTCATCTTTGTTTGAAGTGAAGATCACAGAATCGTCTATTATAAAGGTTCTATTAAATAACCACAAAATTCGTTTTTATAATTAGCCATTTGTCCACTTATTATGTATACGGATATTTCATCATCTTTACATAATTGTAGAATTGTAGAATTAGACAATGGTATTTCTGTACTTGATTCGTGTACAAAATAATTACATTTTTCTATACTCTTATTATTTTTACGTAATTCTACATTTAATAAAGTACATCCATTTGTTATCATTCGTAAAGAAAATGAATAATAACCAGATACTGGTGCTATAAATGCATTATCAATAAACGAATTCGTACTATTTAAATCTATAGTATCCCATGATACCGTTTTTCTTTGTGATGCAATTTTATTTAATAATGAAACGGAAAAAATTGGTTTTGATTTTTGTTTAACAATTCCATTTACTTCTATATTATCTTTTATAAATAAAGATGTGTTAATATGTATATTCGAATCAATTTCCTCTATATTTTTAGTCCATTTAATGCTTTTATCTGTACATGTAAGAAAACTATTCTTCAAAATTGGTAATCGTTTAAAATTATTACATTCGTCTGCATAAAGTAAGTCTCCGGGTGCGTAATTACTTATTCCCGTTCCACCATTTTTTGTTTTTAATATACCTTCATTTACATTATTTACATTTAAGTTATTTATATTTGAACCATTACCATAAAAGTTTTCAGATGTGATATTTTTTAAATTAATTGTATCTACCCAAACTAATTTATTGTGTTCGTTTGTAGATAAAATTTTACCATTTGAATTTGAGTCCGTGCGTAATATATCTAAAGAATTTGAATACGTCGAACCTGTAATAATATCACCATCTTTAAATGATAAATCTGGAAGGACTCCATGAGGATAATGACTTTTACATAAAGGTCGTGGATTAAAATATTTTTCAAGGACCTTTGTATTTTCGATAATATTGACTCTATTTATAGTATTTAATAAAGAATTATTCGTAGTGTTAGATTCGTGTTCTAATTTTGTAATTCTTTGTAAATTGTTTTCTAATGCACACGTCTTTTCATTTAGTTTTAAAATATCTTTATTTGTATTTATAGTTTTGGTTTCTAAAGCTGATATTCTTGGTTGATATGTTCTATCTAATGATTTAGGTATATTTTCACATTTTATTTCTAAATCGTGAATTTTAGGGGTATTACCATCTAAAATATCTACACGCTTTATAGTTTCTAATAATTTTACATCTGTATTTTTATAATTATCTTGTATATCTATAATATCATTTGTAGAAATATTTAAAGAATTATTTAAATCTGTTAATTTTGTTGTAATTGTCTGTATTTCAGGTGTATGATTTATATATTTATTTTCCAAGTCTGTAATTCTACTTGTATTTTTTAAAATATCACTTTTTATAATTGGTAATACTGTTATTTGTTTAAAAAATTTATTTTCTAATGATTTTATTTTTTGTATATTATCATCTTCTATACTACGGATATCATTAATATTTCTATTTATAGTAGATTCGTTTATAGATATACTATTTTTTATAGATGTGATTTCGGGAGAATAGTCTATTATTCGATTTTTTACGTCGATAATACTTTTATTAAAATCATCTATATATGTTTCATTTTCCAATTTATAAATTCTATTTTTGAAACCTGATATTTCACTCTGTATATAATCTATCTTTGTTGCATTTGTAAATTCTATAATATTAGATACTGCATTCGGAGATGAATAATCGAGTAAATTTGTTTTTATACCTGTATCTATAATTTCCTTTGTATCTCGATCATAACCTATAAACGTAGTTTCGTTTGTAGTTTTTAAACGTATTGGTGATATATATGTCGAATTAGGTGTATTTACATCTATGAACACATTACTCGCATTTAATATAATTGAATTGTCGGCCTGTGTATCGTTAGTGTGTTGACCAACTTTAATTTTTGTAGAACGAACTTTTAGAAATTGTTGTCCCATTTAAGATAGTTGTGTATTTTAATTTGCGTAGGTGAGACCTGCCATACCATTTTCAATACGAAGTATGTTATAGTTCACGGCGTATATAGGATGTGTAATTTTTTCAGATTCACTTATTATTTTTGCTGAATCTAAACGACTAAAATTAAGTGTTCCAGTTGGTTGAATAGAACTAGTAGATATACAAAAACAATATAAGAAAAAATCTGGTGACGTAACGAAATTTGTGTGATAATAATTCATAATATCGATATAATGTGGTTTAGCAAAACTGAAATTGTTTATATCTAAACCATTTAATTCAATTTTTATTTTATTTGTTGTGGATGTTAATGGTCCATTTGTTGTTGTATCGGCACATGCGATATATTTTACCGGGTGATTAAATGTGAGTTCTTGGATGAGATCATGTGAAGGTATACTTTTTTGAACCTGTGTAATAAGTAAATTTTGGTTACGTGATACAATATTACCACGTTCTTCATTGTCGAGATAATAATAATTTGAATAACATTCAAAATTTAAACTATCTGTTACCTGTTTTCCCCAATATATACGAATTTCCACTTCGTGGTAATTTAAAGCGATTAATGGTATAGCATGTTGAGGACTTTCGCAAAAAAAGAAGCGTAAAGGGTAAAAGTAGGATTCTCCGCTTACACCTGGATGTACACCCAATGCAGATTTAGATACATTCGATGCCATTGTATCTATAGCAATTTTTTCAGTAAAATTTGAATCTTGCGTGTCTATTAACTGGCCACCAATATAAAGTTCAACTTTATCAATGTAATCGGTCCAGTCATTAGTAGAGCTAGATTGTGTATTACTACCTACTGTAATATATGTATACCCCAAAAGATCACCTATTCGGTCAAATTTAACGGAGGACATTGAATTTACTTTCACAGACCCACGTATTGTCTGTTTTTCTATGGACTGTGAAAAGTTAGAATGTCTTTTAAAAGATGAGTTAAAAAATGATATTTCTGGATTACCCATTATATGCTTATCTTGAGCACCAATGGCAATAAGTTGAACAACACCAGAAGACATTTATAATAAGAAAAGGTTTAAATTATACGTACGAGACGCCCTGAAATAATTAGTAGGGCAAATTTCTTTTTTTGCAAACGAATCTAAAAACGAAAATTGAATCTGCACTACTATCAATTACGGAACTTGAAGCGTCTCCGCTTCTAAGAGTTATTGTTAACCTATCGAGTTTACGTATAGGATTAATGTACTGTTGCATTACGGGATACTCGTTTTTGAAAACTAAGTGGGTACTATTATAATCACCTGTTTTAACAATTGTTCCAAAGTTTTTATTTAACATTGAAAAATTAGATTGTCCATTAACAACATTGGATGCGCGTTGACTAAAATGCGTATCAAGTTCATCGATTGATATATGACATACACGTTCAGCTGATGCGACCCTTATATTTGCGGTTATTAATTGGGCTTGAACTATATTTTTAAGTGGTGTTTGTAGAAAAACTGAAAAGGCGTTATTATTTGTAGCTGTACCATCAAAACTATCGACGATAACCGTGTGATACTCGTGTTCGAAATCGGGTAAAGTGGATTGACTAGTCACTAAAGCCATTTATATATACTGGAGATTTTACTTCATCTTATACCCCGCTTGTGCCGCGACCAACTTTTGACCTTCGCAAACACCACCTCGGCTATCCGAGTAGTACGAATTATTGAGACATTCTTCCGTAGATGGAAGATCGAAAATCGAACCTTCATCGGACGTTTCGATATCAACGGGCTGGTATTTACTGGTACGCAAATATGTCAATGCCCATAAAAGTAAGAAGACGAACGCGATCGCCTTGAGAGTATTTTTGTTTGTAGAGTTGAGTTTCATTTGTATTGAACATACATTTTTTTTATAAAGTGCGTTAAAGAAATTAGA